ATTCCCCGCAACGCTACCTTCAACCCACTAAACCAAACCGACGATGAACCCCTACCATCTTACCGCTGAACGCAGGCTCCTGTCCTGCCTCATGGACCAGTTCACTAACCGAGCGGTCCTGCTCCTTCAAATCCCCGAACGGTTATTCACGGGGAACCATGTCCTCGTCTATCGTGCCATTGAATCCCTCCACCGAGCGGAGAGACCTGTGGACCTTGTGGCCGTTCACAAGCACCTCATTGACAACGGGCAGGCCCATGTCATCGCTGAATTCGTGGACATCCTTGATGGGAACACGCTGACCTCCGATTGGAAGGTGTACGCCTCCGACCTCAACGAAGCGTGGAAGCAAAGGGAAGAGCAGCGCATCATGGACGAGTTGGCCCATGACCGTGACATCCCCAAAGCCTTTGCCCGCTATCAATCCATGCAGGCGGTAGAAACCAACGCCACCGAAACCACGGCCCACGAACTGGCCAAGACCTACCTCATGAACATGAACGAGGTCCGTGAGGGCAGACGCAAGGATTCCATCTATCCCACCTACATCAGCCCGATGGACCGAATGATGACGGGGTTCAAGCCCACCGAGTTTATCCTATTGGGTGGTCGTCCCGCAATGGGCAAGACCCTCTTGGCCCTGCAAATCGCAATGAACCAAGCCATGGCCGATATCCCCGTGGTGTTCTTTACCCTTGAAATGTCAGCGGAGCAACTGACCCAGCGGATGCTTTCCAACCTTGCCACCATGGACGGGGCGCACTTTCTTAACCCGACCGAGCGAATCAGCACGCAGGACTTCATGGACTTGGGCCAAAAAGCGGACCTCCTAAAGTCCAAACCGCTCTACATCGTGGACTTACACCAAGCGAACTTGGACCGCATTGAGGGCGAAATCGCAAAACTGAAAACCAAGTACGGGATTTGCGGATTCTACCTGGACTATCTCCAACTCGTAGAGCCGACCAAGATTGACAAGGCCAAGCCCAAGATTGAGCAAATGACCAACATCAGCAAGACCCTTAAAGCCATTTGCAAACGGCAGAAGGTATTCGGGGTCGTGGTGTCGTCCCTATCCCGTGCAACCGAGGGAAGAAGCGACCATCGCCCCATCATGTCCGACCTTCGGGAAACGGGGCAGTTGGAGTTTGATGCTGACAAGATTGGCTTTGTTTACCGCCCTTACGAACACGACAGGAACCAGCCAGCCGACCTTATGGAAGTCATCGTCCGCAAGAATCGCAACGGCTCGCTTGGAGTTGCCGAGATTCAATGCCACCTTCCCTATACCAAAGCCAACGAGTACCCACCCAATTCGCTATGATAAATGACTATATCATTAAGCCAATCACTTCGCATGACTGCAAGGAATGGTTATTAAAAAAACACTATTTAAGAAGGATGGTTTCAATATCCTACGCATTTGGGCTTTTTGATAAAAACCAATTAAAAGGTGTTTTGACCTTTGGCAATGCGGTTCCATTAACCATGAAAAAATCACTTTTTGGTGCAGAATATATGCACCTGGTTTACGAATTAAATCGTTTGTGCATTGAGGAAGGGGTGGAAAAAAACGCAGGGTCTTATTTCATTTCAAATGCTTTTAAATTATTGCCAAAACCATTGGTTATTGTTTCATACGCTGACAAATCATTTGGACATAACGGATTTGTTTACCAGGCATCAAATTTTCTTTTTACAGGAGAATCTCATTCGCAACTTGACTGGAAATTAAAAGGCCAAGAGGATAAGCATAGCAGAACCCTAATGGATGAGTTCGCTTTTGAAAAGGACAGGATTAAGAAATTAAAAGAAAAGTATGGTGATTTATTGTATCAAGTTCAAAGGCCACCAAAGTATAGGTATGTTTATGTTCTCGGCTCAAATTCGTTTAAAAATAAAATAATGAAAAGTAAATTATTTAATGTGATGCCCTACCCAAAAGGAAATAACAAACGATATGATGCCTCATATGTGCCAGTTGTTCAGCCAATTTTATTTTAAAGCATGATACAAGATTTAATTGAAATATACCCCAAAGAATCCTTTTATAAAGCGGATGGATTTGATGATGCCATTATTGGTGTGGAAGAATCTACTATGAGGCTTATTTATTCAGTCAGCAAATGCATTGATATTCTTTGCAACAATATGAGCCTTGAGGATGCCTGCGAGCATTTTAACTTTAATGTTCGCGATGCTTGCGTTGGGGATAAGACGCCTATTTGGTGTGCAGATAATTTTGGACTATGAACATTCTTGCCGCAGTATCAGGGGGCCGCAGTTCCGCAATGATGGCCCACCACCTTATGACCAACCCAAAATACAAGGACGACAACATCGCCTTCGTTTTTGCAAATACTGGAATGGAACGGCCCGAAACCATTGATTTTTTGAAGGCTATGGAAAAACATTGGAACCTGCCACTTATCAAAATTGAGGGGTTGTATTCGACCACAATGGGTGTTGGAGTTCGTTATGCGATTAAGGAGTGGGATGAATTGGACATGACCGCAAAACCATTCACGGAAAGCATTGCTCATGTAAATAAAGGCTCATATAATGGAATACCAAACTCGGAGGCTCCGTATTGCTCCGACTATTTGAAAGTAAGGCCCATGACCAGATTTGCAAAAGATTATTTTAAAGGTCAAAAATTTGTAAAAGCAATCGGATTTCGTTCCGAGGATATGCCAAAACGAATTTCTTGGGCAGAGATTAAAGTTGAAAAGGATAGAATTTTCCCCCTAATTACCGACTACCCTGCACCAATAACCCAAAGGGACTTGACCGACTTTTTTGCTGGTCAGCCTTTTAAGTTATCCATTCATGGAAAATTTGGAAACTGCGAACTGTGCTGGAAAAAATCGGACCGCAATCTTGTTGAGGTCATTCGTTACGGAACCCGATTTGTCGGCTGGTGGGAAACAATGGAAGAACAATACGGCAACACCTCATTTCGTGGGAATCGTTCAATCAAGGATTTCGTCAAGATGGCTCAAGAGGGATACACCCCCGAACTTGACTTCGGCCAAGAAGATTTTAACTGCGTCTGCTCATGATGGAAGAATACAACCTCCAAGCCGCTTGCGTCAAGTTGTTCGCTTTAATGCGACCCAACGAGCAGGGTCTGCTATTCCTCAACCTAAACAACCCCCGTTCACGCTCAAATGGTTTCTTTCTAAAGGGCATCGGGCTGACCGCTGGGGTTGCCGACATGACCTACCTATCGCCCAAGGGAGCGGTGTTCCTTGAATTTAAAACCCCCAAGGGCAAGCAGTCCCTATCCCAAAAGTGGTGGCAGGGGGTCGTGGAGGCAGTTGGCTACAGGTACGAGGTCATCCGAAGCGTGGAAGATTTCCAACGGGTGTTGGCTGAATGTGGGTAGGTTGTGTATATCTTTGACCCATGCGCCGCATACTGCTCCTTCTGCTCCTGACCGCCTGCACCAACAACCGCCCTTGGAAGGTGATTGAGGTGCGGCCCAAGGGGGATGCCTGCGAGTATGTGTTGAGCCGAAGCAACGGATTCGGGCCGCAAGTAAAAAACATAACCGCAAAATGCGGGAAATATCAATTATTCCAAACCATAAACCCCTAACCCATGAAACCAACCCCGACCTTTTTGGTAGGTGCTGTTATGCCTTCGTGCTTACGACTTTCGCTAAAAACTAAATGGTTTGAAATGACTAAAGCAGGGACAAAAACAGAAGATTACAGAGAGTTAAGCCCATACTGGTCAAAACGATTTGGAACACCTATTACTTGGGCAATGGAGGCTTATATTCAACCTGATTTTTGCGATACTGATGGAGTTGGATATACCTTAAATCAAACAAATTACAAAGTAAACTTAATGACTTTAGGCTACCCAAAATCAACTGATACAGAGCGTATTTTAAAACTTGAACACAAAGGAATCGAAATAAGAACTGGCAATCCTGAATGGGGGGCTGAACCGAATAAACTATACTTTGTCATTATGCACGGAGTTATTTTAGCATGAGGATAACTCGTTTATTTGTCCAGTTTTCCTTCCCCAACCCCCTAACCCATGAAACCAACCCCCACCGATTTTCGCCGCTGGCAAATCCACATCCGCAAGGAGTGCGTGTCTTGCAGCAAGCCCGACCGCTCCGAAACTATCAAGCCTTGGTCCGTGAACTGGACCCTGCTCGGTCGCATCCTTCAAGCCAAAAACGCCTAAGCCATGCCCTGGATACGCCCCCAAGACCAAATGCCCGAAGAAGGCACTCCTGTGCTAATTACCGATGTGGAAGGACTGCAAATCGTCGCTTGGTATGATGGGAGTATGTGGCACTCCGAGAACCACTCCTGGTTCACCCGTGAAGTCAACTACTGGATGCCCATCCCCGAAATTGTTTAAGCCATGAAGATGTACCGTTTAAGGTCGGTCAATCCAAAATCCGACTTATTTTTAATGGCAGAAAATGCGGACGAACTATCCTTTTCGTTGTACCCTTACTTAATGAATCACGGCATTCGGCGAATGTATGCGTTTAAAGAGCATGAGTTGGAAGGCGTTGATTTGAAAGAGTTACCCGAAGGGGCTTACATCATTACCGAGTACGAACATGGCCAAGTAGTCGATGCGCATAAAAGCCATACTTGCGACTATATCCTCACATCCTTTCAAGGACACCGAGTTCTTAAATGCACTTTTTGCCCATCAATAGCAGCCATATGACCCCAGCACTCATCCACCACCTCGTTGACACGACCGCCGCCATCTTCGGCATCACCCCCGACCAAGTGCGGTCCCCGTCACGGGAACGGCCCTGCGTTATCGCTCGCAACATCGTGGCCGACATCGCCTACAACGAATACCTGTTCACCTTCATGGCCATCGGCAAGGAACTGAACCGCCACTATAGTACGATAATCATAAACCTTGAATCCTTTCACAACGACTGCAAGGCCAAGCCGCAACTGCGGTACCTACGGAGGCAAGTTTTCAACAATGCCCAAGAGTATTTGCAGACCGCTGAAGGGGCTTATATTACTGATACCCTGCAACTTCCGAGCGGAGAATAGGGCCAAACCGCCTGCCTACCTTGGGGGGGTGCTTAACTGCATCCCTCTTTTTTTTGCAATCTTTGTGCATGCAGTCAGCAGAACAAACGATACTGGAACTCTACCGCACGGGCGAAATCCGAAAAGCCTGCCTTACAATAACAGGCGGCGACCCGCTTTGGCGTGATTTGGAACAGGAGTGCGTCCTCATCCTGCTTGAAAAGGACCCCGCAAAAATCCTGCAAATACAGGCGCAGGGCTACTTCAAGTTCTATGTGGTTCGGTTGCTGCTGAACCTTTACAGGGGTAAGAACAACCAGTTTGCGCAGAAGTATCGGCACCATGATTTGCTGGAAGAACTGAACCCCGATGCCCCCATATCGCAGGCCGAGTACGATTCGCTGATGGACGACCTTTGGGCCATTGCCGAAGCGGAAATGGACACATGGGCCAAGGACGGGGCGTTCCCGTATGACAAGGAACTGCTGAAATTGCACCTGCGGACGGGGAACATGAAGAAACTTTCAAGGGACACGGGCATACCGTATCGTTCCATCATTTATTCCATTGACCAAGCCAAGGCCAAAATAAAGGCCGCCATTCAATCCCATGGACACGCTGATATTTCCCCTGCTGATTAGTTCGCTGACCGCCCTCGCAATCGCCGAGTACCGTGTCCTTCCCCGTTGGTTCTACCACACCTATTTCGGAAGGCACAAGCCGTTCTCCTGCGTGACCTGCCTGACCTTTTGGG